GCTGCTGACGATCGATGAAGACTAGATTTATTTTGTTTACCAAGGACTCCTGTGGTCCTTGTGGTCTGGTAAAGCGTTACTTCAATGCTATGAAAGATGATCGCACAAAGATTATCGAAGAAGTTCATCTTGAGGATTTCAGTGATGAACCAATCCCCGAAGAGAACCTTGCTCTTGCTAAGAAGTATGGTGTGACTGCTACTCCTGTTCTCATCATTATTGACGAAGAAGGTGAACTGCTTGAGACTTATTCCAGCGGTATGCCTATCACTCAAAACATTCGTAAACTGTTTACCAAATACGATGTATAGTTTCTGGATCCACTTGGTAGCATTCTTCCAAGTCGTTGTGATGAATTGCATTCAACCTACTAACTGGAAGTATTGCTATCGTGTGGACCAGTGGTTAATCCCAGATCTTATAGAAGGTTATGAGATCTGGTCTGGCAAAAAAGAAGTTTATCAAAATGAAAAAGAATACCTTAAAGACCTCCAGTCTAAATAATTAGACGGGAGGTTTTTTTATGTCACAGCAAGGAAAGGTAAACATTTCGGGACAGTGGGAATTAGCAGTCCGTAAAGTTCAAGAAGCATTAACTGGAACTGATCCTCAAGGAAAAGAGTTTGCTTACTTCAATTACGATGTTAAATCTGCATTTGATCCCAGTGATCCTACAAATAAAAGAAAGAAGATCTTCTTTGGCATTAAAGTTTTAGTTCCTAGAAGTGGTAGGGCAGTAGCGTCTAATAGAATTGCTAGAAATTTAACTAGAGCATTTCCTGAAGCTGCTACTTCTAGAGATAATCAACAAATTGATATCCCCATTACTGTTGGTGGATTATCTAAATCTATTCGAGTTGAAGTTAAACCAGAAGCAGGTGGTGGATCTGGCGGCGGTGCATCAGAGACACAGCGTAATGAGTGTGCTCAGTGTTTGTATGCTGCTCTTGCTTTCTATGTTTATGGTGGCAGGATCGATCCAACTAAAATTATTACTGAAGAAGATTTCCGAGAAGCAGCAAAGTATATTGATATTGATGCAAAACTTGAAGAGATCTATGGTGATGCTTTAGATTTATCTTGGCATCATTCTTCCATCAAAGGTGCCAATAAACTTTGGGATACTTTTGGTAGAAATGCTACAGGTAGAAAATATACTTTCTGCCGTGGAGGTGGACCAGACGATAAAGAAATTAAAGCAGCATATCAAAGAGTAAATGCTCAGATGAAAAAGGATCCTAATATCAAAGTATCTTTTTCATCTGAAGATAAATGGAATCCTGCAGACATCTGGATGGTAGATAGATCTCTGGATATGTCATCACTTACTAAGTTAAAAACTATTGATGACATCAATAATTTCTTTACTGAGAAATATGAATCTAGAGAATTGATTGGAGTATCTCTAAAACGAATTGTTGGCAGAGTTAAGATGCAAGTCCTTAACTATAACAAAGGTGCTCGTTCTTTGAAATCATCTAAGTATGGTTTTAAGAAGTATGATTTAGTTTTTAAAACTACATCTAAAAAAGACAACGAAGATAACTTTCCTATGGATGCTTATCTTTATTATTACAGTGGTGGGTATGATAAGTTTCAGTCTAGAAACTTTGGTGACAAATCTCCATCCTGGCAGTTGGAATTGAAAGCAGCATCTGCAGCAGGTGGTCGCTCTGGTGGAGGTAGTGTAATAACCATTCTAAATTCACTGGGTGTTTCTTACAATGGTTTGACTTCTGGTTGGGAAAATACATCTTTCCATCAAGCATGTGATCCAAAAAATAAAACCAAAAGACTTGATATCACTAAAGAGATATTATCGCTGCTGAAAAAATACAATGCAGTTGGACTACCAAAAGATGATACTCAAACCATGGGTGAAATTGCTAATAGAAATCAATCATGGAGATATTCAAAGTTGATGAGTTTGAGATTGCTTGATTGCATATCAACTTCTGGTAAAGGTGATGAAATTATGAGAGCACTTTATCTTTATGCAGCATCACAAAGTGATAAATCATCTGTATATGTAAAGTTGATGGACTGATGGACCAGTTAACAAACCGTCTACTAATTCACCAAGACACCTCATACTAGATTACAATAAAGTCATGTCAAACATCAAACAACTCAAGCACCTGGAGCATCTGGAAGATGAGATGCTCAACTATGGCGTTGATGGTTGCAAGGCTGCAGTGTCGTTCTTGAAAGAACTTCGCAAGATGCTGGGTCAGCAGGAGAGTGCTGGTTTTATGCAAACAAAATGGGATGGCGCACCTTCTGTTGTATGTGGTGTTGATCCTCTGTCTGGTTTATTTTTTGTTGGAACAAAGTCTGTCTTTAATAAGACAGAACCAAAAATGTGTTTTTCTGAAGAGGCAATTGATAATTATTACAGTGGAGACCTTGCAGAAAAACTGAAGTTCTCCCTACGTTACTTCAGCAAGTTGGGTATCAAAGGTGTTATTCAGGGAGACTTGTTATATACAGATTCTACTAGAGCAAGGGAGATGGTAAATGGAGAAGAACTCTACACATTTCGACCAAACACTATTACTTATGGCATCCCTATTGACCACGATATTGGTAAACAAGTTGGGAGATCTAAGATCGGAGTAGTATTTCATACTCATTATACTGGTGATACTTTGTCTGAGATGCAGGCAAGAGCTGGTGCTCCTATCAGAGAGTTCAATAATATTTCAGAGGTAGCAGTTATTAATAATGACACTCCTATGAACCGTGTTGGATTTTCCAAGGCAGAGATAGGAAAGTTTGATCGTTCGGTTCAAAAGATTGAACGTATGTGTCAACTATGTGGTGATTTCCTTGATGAATTGGTTGCTGCTGGTGGAACTAAAGGAGATGCTAAGTTTCATATTTCTAGTTTCTTGAAGCAGTTCTTTAATAATGAGATTAAAAATGCTCGCACTATCGCTAACGTAGACGAAGCGATGTATGACATGCTTAACTTCTACGAAGAAAAAACAAATAAAGAACTTGCGAAGATTAAGACAGTTGCAAACCTGACCAAGAAAAGAAACCTTGTGTATGGTAGTCAGAATTACGTTGTAGAGAATGTCTATAAGTTTAAATCAATGCTTGCTTTATACAAAGAGTTGCAAGCAGTGAAGCAAATGGTTATAGATAAACTAGACCACCTGGAAGAGTTCAGGACTTATGTCCAGACGGAGAAAGGATATAAGGTCACAACTCCAGAAGGATATGTTCTTCATAAAGATGGCAGCATGATTAAGTTTGTCAACCGCTTGGAGTTTGCATACAATAATTTCACACTGCAAAAACAATGGCGTTAAATTGTAAGACTTGTTACTTTACATTTGGTAGATTTCAACCACCTACTACAGGACATGCTGAAAACTTTGCTGGTGTGAAACGTGAAGCAGGTTCTCACGATTACAGAATTTATATTTCTCAGACAGTAGATAGTAAAGGTAGCAATCCATTATCTCCTGATCGTAAGTTATACTACATGAACAAGATGTTTCCAGAACATCGTGGTAAAATATTTTCTGGACCTAAACAACCCGTTGCTATCTTACAAGATCTTATGCTTGCAGGATACAATGAGGTTGTTTTTTTAGTAGGATCTGACAGGGTTTCTGCCATGCAGTTCCTTCATAAATACAACGGAAAAGATTTCTCATTCAGGAAGATCGAGATTAGATCTTCAGGAAGTAGAGACGCTGATGGTGATACCTTTGCCATTTCTGGAACTAAGATGAGACGCGCAGCACATGCTGGCGACTTTACTACTTTCAGGAAGGGTATTCCTAGAGCATTAAATGATCGTGATTGTCGTGCTCTAATGGCAGAGATCGCAGACGCACTACCAGATAATTTTAAATGAAGGATTTTAAAAAACTACGAGAAGAAGCACTGCGACAGCAACAGCGTCAGCAGGAAGTATTCAAAGAAGGTGATGCTGTCATGTCATCGCGCACAGGAGTAAAGGGACATATTCATAGGGTCGGTGGCAACTATGCCATTGTTATTTCCGAAGAAGGTAATATGTTTCGCGAATGGATTAAGAACATTAGATCTATAAATAATACGAGAAGAACGTCCCTTTTAAACGATGAAGTATCAGAAGCCAGTTAATAGCGTCAACAGTAATGATGAGTTTTCATCTGGGTTGATGGAAGCTTATGGCAGATGGATGGGTGGAGATACCTTCCAGAACACTGCTCCTGTAGAATTAAATTTGCATGAAGCACCTTTCGATGGTATGGATCCTCAGTCTAATGGTGCTGAGATTGAAGATACCACTAAGCGCAAGAAGACTGCTAAGAAAGGTGGTTACGTTGGACAAGAAGCTGCTCCTAAGAATGAGGAAGTTCTTGAGCGTGAAGAGTATGAAGTTGATGGCGAGACTTATGTCATCGAGAAGAAAAAAGGACTTGACGGTAAGGCATGTTGGAAAGGATATAAACTTGCTGGCACTAAGAAGAAGGGTGGTAAGACGGTTGACAACTGTGTAAAAGCAGGCGATGAACTAACACATGATGGTGAAGAACTATCTGAAAAGAAACTTGATCCTGTAAACCATAAGGAACTTAAGGGCAAGCACGCTGAGCGTAAAGATAAGGACATTGACAACGATGGTGATGTAGATGGTTCTGATAAGTATCTACACATGCGTCGTAAGAAAGTCTCCAAGATTATTGCAGCGAAAAAGAAATGAAGACATTCAAAGAATTCCGTGAGGAGTGTGGGTGCAAAGATAAAGCACGTAAAAAGAAAAAGTCTGGTAACGTAGAAGTCATGCCCACCATCAATGATGGTAAAAAGGGAATGACAACTAACGTAAATAATGAGAGTGTTGAGTTTGCTGGAAATTATCAAGGTCCTTTGTATGCAAGACATCCTGATCTCGTCATTGCGGAGAAAGCAGTCTCCAAAAAGCAACAGAAATTCATGGGTATGGTCCGAGCTGCTCAAAAGGGTGAGGGAGCGTCGTCGCCTGAGGTTGCCAAAGTTGCTTCCAGCATGAAGAAGAAGGATGTAAAAGACTTCGCTTCTACGAAACATAAAGGTCTTCCCGAAAAGAAGAAGGAGAAGAAATAAATAAGCTTGCACATCGCATTAAGATCATGCTCGCTTTTTTACTCCCACTCGCATCCAAAATTATTTCAGACGCTGTTGCCAAACTTCCCGACGACGAGGAACTTGGTGAAAAGCTAGTTGAGATCTGCCTACTCATTCTTGGCAAGGCAGTTAAGTTAACTAAGACAGACATGGATGATAAACTTCTCGCGGTTGTCGAACAGGCAATCCAGAAGCGCGAAGAAGCTTGAGAATATAAATAAA